GATTATGGATTGGATCAATCAAGATCTCAATCAAGGCGAAGTCATCTGATGCTGGTAAACCTGCGCCTGCCAAAGATCTGAGCTATACCGGCACATTCCTTGATAGCAAGTGCGGTAATACATTTCACCGCCGTCAGCAGGTTCTAGGACTTCGATATAGCTACCGTCTTCAAAATCAGTCCGGCTCAAAACTTTCGGTTCCATCGTCGTACAGGCTGCACAGGTTGGCAAAACGACCGCGTGCGTAACTCTTGGCCTCGGGGAAACCAAGTGAGCAGCCGTTACCACCATTGTGGGTCAGAGTCGGCGCCCATTGGATGCAATCCCAGCAACGTTTGCCGGTAGGTTCAGGATCTTCTAAGGGTTGCAGCCGATCGCCTTTACGAAATGATTGGTAAATGTTGTTTGCCCTGATGAATGCAGTACGCAGATCAGGGGTTTTGAGATCCACCTCTATTTGCTGCTCAGGTTTTGGGCCAAGCCGCACACGACAGCGCCAGTTCTCAGACAGCTTGCGCCGCTCAAGAATCAGCCTGTTGTTGAAGAGGTGGATCACGACTCCTACTCGTCCTCGCCGTATGAGGGCTGATGGAAGATCCGCTCTAGGTTGTACGCATCAGGCATCAGCTCATCCTCTGTCAAGCCTTCACGGCAAGGATCGTTCTGGTCGCGCACGATGTAGCAAAGCGGCGAGTTTCGCATCCTGACCTGAATTGTCCCAACACGAGGGCTATTGGCCAAGATGTTTAGAGCACGGTTTTCGATCCAATTAAGGAACGGCGCAGTGACTTTCATTGTGTTGCCCAATCCTGCATAAGATGGGCCGTCATGACGGCAATGGCAACATCAGCGTTGCGCTTAGCCACGTCGTTGTCAGTGCCACCAACAGCACGAACAATGTCGTCGCGCATAGTTTCATAATCAAGGTCACGAAATCTTGGTGCCAAATACTGTTCAAACTTTTGCCAAAGGCCCGTGTAGACCCGGTTGGTCCGTCCGCTGCCTTGGTAAAGCAGGTCAAGGAAATCGGCGCGACGTTGATCAAGTTCAGTAGCGTTCAGCATGTTTTTGGGCAAGGTCAAGAGCTTCTGAATAGGTGTCACAGATTGGGCCCCACCAAACAGCGGTGCCATCCCAACACCAGGGTTCGTAGCCGGAGTGCAAACCGTAGCCCGTCCAATCAGCGCCGTAGCAGAAATGTGTCGGGCTGTTGTACGGACGTTGTACGGCTCTAATCGGGGACATTGTTGACCGGGCACCTTTCGGCTTGATAGCGGATAAATGGCTGCAATGCAGCGTGCATCCGTGCCGGGTGGTCAATGAAAAGATCTTTGAAACGATCAGACCAATACTCGTCTAGGCACTGATCAAGGATTGCTTTGATTTCGCTTGTAGAAATCGCATCCGATGGCGTAGTAGGGCTCATCTATGGCCTCTGGGAAACCGAAGGAACATTTAGAGCCATCCCATTCTGTGCAGTTTTGACAGTTGGGCTTTTTGTCCAAGAAATCTCGGCGCACTGATTCCTTAACGCGGATTGGGATGCGTGGGATCTCAGGTGCGGTGCGTTTCCAAGTGATGCCATTGCGAATGCTTGAGATGCATTGACGAGTGACCCCGAAGCGTTCGGCAAGTACTTCGTTGTATTGATCCGACAGCAGGATTTCGATTACGTCCTGCTCAGTGAGTTTCTTGGCGAATTTCACCTAGATGACCGGGAGTTTTACCTCTGAGTGGTTGGTGGCAGTTAGCCACTTGATCTCGTGATAGAGCGGCGCCCATTCTTCAAACGCGGCGATTTTGGCCTGCTCAAAGTCTGTGGCTAGCACCCAGTCGTAGGCGCCTGAGGATGGGATGGTGAAGTAGAAGCGGCGGAGTTCGTTGGTCATTTGCGTTGTTCCAATGGTTTTTTGGAGAGGTACAGCTGGGAAACGGTGAAATACATTCCGTCTTGGAATTGGACGATGTAGGTGGGCCAAGAGAAACCTTCAGCTCTGGCAATCACCTTGTATTCCTGCTGTGGCCAGTTTTTGACGTAGCAGGGCATCCCGGCACAGAAACGCCAAACCTCACGCTCAGCGCGAACGCCGTTGCGATTGGGGGACATCTTGTAGACCTTTTGATTCGGGCTGATTACAGGTGCGACCTGGCCGCAGCATTGGGCAGAGAGGACGACGTAGCTCATTTGATGGCGCTGATGTGATGTGCGGCGGGTTCGCCGTGATGTGCGGGCTGGAAGGTCAGGCCGTCGTAGAAGATGGCGGCAAAGCCCAAGGTTGGAATCAGGAACAGAACGGTGTTGGCGACAAGGTTTTTCATGGGTTTGCGTGGTGTTTATCGGGGCCGGATCTCTCCGGTTGGGCAGATCGTAGCGGCTATGTGCAAGGAGTAAACCCCTAAATTCGGCAAGTTGTAATTCGTGATCTTGACTAGCGACCTAGCGTGAATGTGCTATGCGCCGAAACCATGGACGAAGCCGCCTGGGAATGGCTAATGATGAAACGTGATGCATCGCAAGAGTTCACCGTTGAAAAAGAGGCCCGCCGCCTGGAGAACACTCCAAACGCAGGCCCCATTGCTGCTCAGTTGTATCGTGCTTGGTCTATGCAGCAGGATCTACTGCAGCAGGCCACCAACAGAATTGCAGCACTTGAGCTGCAGCTGATGGATTGCAAGCGGGATTAGGCGGGGAGCTTGATATGCGCCCAGTTCTTCCCGTACTTGATGTTGTTGACCGTGCTGACGTGAACGCCAAAGGCTTTGGCAATCTTGGTAGCAGGTTCTTTGCTGGCTAGACGCTGCTTGATCTCCACAACCTTCGCTTCGTTCAGCAGAGTGCGACGAGCGCGGCGTTTAGTGGATTTGGGTTTAGCCGTTGTTACTGCTGCGGGCTGAGGAACGCTTCCGGCTTTGATGACCTGGGCGGACTCGATCAAACGCTGAATTTGACCGATGCGGTTGTTCAGCTCAACAATCTGAGAATCAGTAAGGATGATCATGGTTGACATCAGAAAGAGGTATCAGGGCTGTCAAGCTTGAGAGGGCTAAAGGAGCCTTTGTTGCCCCACTTACCACCCCACAGCGAGAACCCGGTCTGCTCGGTGAACTCGTCTTTGCCGGTGTAAATGCGAATTTTGGTGCCGTCAGCCTCAGCCTTTTCGGCCATGGTCATCAGGTAATTCGCAGCCTTAACGGCCTGTTCGGCGGTGAAGTCAACCACGAGGTTTTCCTCAGGCGCCTTGTCGTTTTTGCGGTTGCGATTTTCCATAATTCGGAATTTCGCTTGGAAGGCAAATTCAGCCATGAGTTGAAAGGAAGGTTGTGATGATGTGGCGCAGGGCTTGGTTGATGTTCTGCCCTGTTTTGGAGCAATAAGCCCTCAGCTCCTTGTGGACATCGGCCGTAAGCTTTGCCGCCACGATGAAGCGGTTTTTCTTGCGGTTGATCTCAGCAGGAGTTTTGGGCCGTCTTGCGGTCATGCAGGGTTATCAGCGATGTACTGATCAATGAACTTCTTGTGTTCAGGGAACTGGATTCGGTCAGCGATACGCGGCGCCATGATCTTGAAGTGCTTTTTGAAAGCGTCAATCAGTTCATCACGCTTGGCGTAAGCCTTGACAGATGCCTTGACTGCTTCAAGTTCGTCGTCAGTCAGAAAAACCACTCCGGTGGTCTTCTTTGCTGCTGGCTTTGCTTTTTCAGCTGGCTTAGCCGGTGCTTCAGCCTTTGGTTTGTCTTGTTGAACAGCTGGCTTAGCTGCTTCTTCGCGGTGCGGGTTTTCGACGGGTTCGCGTGCCCACAACTGCCAGGCCAGACCGAACTGTGCGGCGGCTGCAGTACATAGGCAGCGTCGGTGAGCATCTGTGAGATCACGAGCAGTGACCTTCTCAAATGGGATCGCATTGTTGCGGTTGTCCATGATTGCCTGAGGGAAGTCAGGCGTACGGAGACCATCGGGACCACTGAAGCAACCGACGACGTAGGCGGTGCCGTTAGGCGATTGCCAGACGTGGCTGTCTTCAGCAGTGCGGACTAGGTGGAACTGCCAGCCAGGTGCGTGCTCATGCAGAAGGTGAGCCACGCGGCACCAGTTGACGTAATCGGCGGCGTAAGAGCCTGTGCCTTTGGTGTCAACGTCGGCTTTGGTAATAACAGCCCCGAGGTTGGGGAAATCGGCCATAAGTGTGTGCGGCGGATCGGCGATAGGACAATGCCTGCATGGAGTATATCCCTGAATTTATCGCAGTGCAACCCAGTGGTAGCCGCCTGCTCGATACCCGTATTTACATGAGTTGTAAATCGCAGATGGGTCTACATATGCGAAACGTCCCGCATCGCGGAAGCCCAGGAACTCTTGCCCCGTCTCAACGCAGCGGCATGGTGTCGGGTTGTAGCGGTGTGGCTTGTGAACCTTGGGCTGGGCCAGGATCAAATCCACCAAAGCGCGATCCTCAAGCACAACAAACAAGCCCTCAGGGTCAAAGTCACGAAACAATCCCGGCTTTTTACGGGCAAGCCGCTTCAGCTCTGCGCGAGACACAAACCAAGGCTGATTGCCGTAATTCGATTCCTTCTCAGCCTTCAGCCCGTGCTTCCGCAGTGAATACGCGATGTGCCGACTTGTGCCAAAGAGTTCAGCAAGCTGGGGGAACTTATAGAAATCAAGCTCGGGCATCAGCGGTATGCCCATGTGCTCCAATTTGCACCTAAACGCTGCTTCCGTGCGCTTCGGATAGCCACGATCAGCCGCCATGCGGCAATAGGTCTGGTAGAGCCTTTTGGGCGGCATTGAAGCGCTGATCTCTTCGATGATGTCCATCTCGCCTTTGGTCCAGCGTTTCGCCCGCCTTTTAATCAGCTTCAAGTGGCATGACTGACCGCAGGTGATTCGCTTGCTTCTGCGATCACGTCCGTGCTTTAGCTGTGGGATGTCAAAAATTGATTCGCAGATGACGCAAATGCGCCGCTTGCTTGAACCTTTCACAATGCGTTGATGGTGATGATTGCGCCAGTTAGTTCGCCTTCGTTGGCGTATTGCTTGGTAGCCATAAGGCTTGCCACCTGAGAGTCATCCTTAAACAAGATGCCCGTGCATCCGTCCAGTGTTGAGCGCACCAGCTTGTCAATGTCTGGCTTGGTCATTTTGACCATTGGAGCATTCGGCTTGAGCAGCCCCTTGCTGTTGTAGTGCGATTTGGGGCGCTGGAAAAGAAACGTGATTCCGACGTAGACCGGATCAGTTGTTAGCTCCCAATCGGCCTCAAGTGCTGCCTGGCTGACGGCAAAGCGCCACGGCTTGACCTTTTTGGATGATTCAACCATCCGGCCATTGCCAACATGTCGCTTGCTGCCTTGTGGTGCTGGCTCAATCCCTTGGACTTGGAAGATCATCCGAACGCATGAAGCAGTTTTCAAGATGGATTTTGTCTTTAAGCCGTTGGTGATACAAGCTGCCTTTGATTTCCTCTTCAGTAAGAGTCAGCAGGTAGACAGCGAGTTCAGAAACGGCGTTCCGGTATTGGTCTGGCTCCCATAGGTCGTACTTGGCCAGGATGGCTTCAATACGGTCATCTACGGGAGTGCCAGCCATCAGAACTCTGCTTTCGGCAGGGTTACCCGCCAATACTCCGTCTCTCTTTTAAGTGCTACGCCCTCCAACTGCTCAAGTTGCTGCAGTTCCTTCACGGCATTGCTGTAGTGCCAACTTGTGCGGGTACAGCGGGACACCTTGACGGCATCGCTGACGAGATTGCCCTCGTCGTCTTTCAGGTCGTCCAGCTCGCCAGTGGCGTACATCAGGGCTAGGTCGTCCATGAGCACCTGGAGGGCGTCTTCGTGGCGCTTGATTTCGGCTTTAGTGCTGGCGATGGCGCCAAGCAGAAGGCTGGGGTTGGTCATGGCAGAACAAAGAAAAGGCCCCCGAAGGAGCCGGTGATCAGAACAGGAGGCCGAGGCAGAAGCTAACGGCGGCGATCAGCAGAGCTGCTGTGATCTGTTCTTGAGATTCGTTCACTTGCTGTTGCAGTGATTCAGTTGCGCCTTGTTGCTCGGTGATCAGCTGCAAAAGCTGAGCCTTGGTGGCGCGAGAGAGGTTGGTCATTGGTTCATTGCGCGGGAAGGCATCGCTGCCCGAAAGGAGTATACCCTAAAACTCAGGCTGGTTCAAGGTCAGGAACGCATCCCTTGCCGCCTGCCACTCGATATACGCCTGGTCCACGTCAACCTTCTGCAGCGTCGTTCCCCCAGGACGGCTCCACAGCACAGCCGCCTTCTGCACATACAGCCGCGGCCAATGAATGCTGAGCATCCCGAGATACCCGCCAAGCTGCGTGCTCACGTCATACGGGCTGGCATCGGCCTTGCCCTGGGTCTTCAGGTCCACCAGCACCAGCTGCCTGTGGTCATCCTTCCGCCGCAGTAAGCAGTCAAACGATCCAGCAATCGAGCGTTCCACATCCGCCAAGCGGTACTCACACGCTACCGCCTCATAGTTCTCCCACACGGAATGCTCAATCAGTGGTTCCACCCATTCCGCATATTCCGCCGGGAAGTCCCCAGGGTCACCAGTCGTCAGAAACGTCTCCAACGCCAAATGCACTGCCTTCCCACGCGGCTCCCAGATGTGCTTCGTCTCCATTATCCGTTTCATCGCCCACGGATCCTTGGTCCCCTTGCACACCTTCGTGACTGAGTGGTTCAGCCATTGCCCCGTTGGTTCCCACTGATAACGGTGCGCTTCCTCGTTGAACGTGATTGGCAGGGGCTTGAGCCACCGCGAAGTCTCTGGGGTCTGTGATTTGGACTCGTTCTGCGGGTGCGGGCTCATCTCTGAGAAGGTTGCGGTAGGGGCGTGGTGTGAATCCTGGGATTCGCTTTGCGTCAAGTTCGCTTAGAACCCAACCCGGCGGTGGCTTGTCTAGATCTTGAAGAGTCCAGCGACCCTTTTCAATGCCTTGCCTAAGAACACGGCGAGCATCGTCAGGGTTGAACGTCAGCTTGAAACGTCCCATCAAAGCTCCCTCCACATGCGCTCGCGGTCGGCCTTGTCGCGTTCAGCAGGTGCCAGCGGGTGCAGCACATACCGCGCAGCAAGCGGGCTCTTCGGGTCGTCAGCGCCGACATTCGGGCAGAAGGTCATGAACACGCCCTGGTCGTCGTATTTGCCAATGGGGTGCCCGTAGCAGGCATCAGGCGGGGCGGTACGGGTCGTGGTGACGCTGAAGCTGACCTGACGGGTCTTGGAATCAGCCACCTGCCAGACGTACTTGCCTTTGGCGTCGGGGGAATAAAGCTTCATGATGATCAGTCGTTTTCAATCCAACAGCCAAGATCGGCGCTCCACACGCGCCCAGCAGCCTGCGTGACGTGCTGTTCCAGATAGACCTCGTACTTGCCGTCCCGAAGCCAGCGAAACAGGTCAGGAAGGCTCCCGACGAACTCCCCGGCGGTCTTCCTCCGCTTCTGCTCATCAATCGCCCTCTGAACGGCTTGCAGGAGGGTCTGAGGGCCTTCAAGGCCAACGATGGACTTCCACTCGTCAAACGCTTTGGGCTTCGTCTGAGATGAGACACGATCGGGAGCAGATTGATACAGCTTCCACAGTTCCTCAAACTCTTCGCTGTATGCGGCACGTTGCCGCTTTTTGCCGCGTTTTGCGGCAGGCTCGGGATTTTCGTTATTTTTTTTCTGACCGTTCTTATTATTAATACTTAAATACTCTTCTTTATTAATACTAGAAGAAGAATTAGAGGCTTCGCTCCCCTCCGGTCGCTCCGCCAGCGTAACGTCCCTGTCAACCCCTAGGGCGATTAGATGGAGGCAAAACCCAGACAGAGACATGTAACTGGGCTTGTGACGCATTACCACGGACCCCAAATCATCGGGAATCCTCAAGTCGGCGCGTAGCGGCATTTTGCGGAAATGTGCGGGAAAAATCGGAAATCCGCGGAAATTTGCGGAAATGTGCGGCAAGGCACGGCAGAAAGATTAGCCATCAAAAAATTGGCTGGCAACCATCGCAGCGCACGATTTTGGCAGTCTCATCCGATCTCTTTGAGCCTTAAGCGTCTCAACCGCGTCTCAAAAGAACGCACATCACCAATTTGGGTTTATCCTGTTCACATCGGTTTTTATTTCAACCTTGGCGCGTTCTACCGCCGCTGAAGTCAACTTCCGTGTTGACACCATTTACGGTCTTTTGACCGAAGGAAAATCACGCGGGCAAATTATTCAGTTCGTTGCAGAACAGTGGAATATTGATGCTCGGCAAGCTGATAACTACATCAAAAAGGCTCGCATTCGTCTTGAACAGGATGCTGATATGGCGCGCCCTGCTTGGCTCGCTGAAGCACTCGGCAGACTTCGTACCTACGAACAATCGGCTTATAAACGCGGGCAAACGCAAGTCGCCCTGAACGCTGTTCAACTTCAAGCCAAGCTCATCGGCTTTGATTTATGAGCCTGCTGGCTAATGCACCTGGCGGCAATCTCCTTGAACCGCCAACGGCTCAGCTCACTGGCCCGCCCGCTCAGGAAACCCTGGCCCGCATCCGGCAAACCCTTCTGCCGCATCAGATCGCCTTTTGCGATGACACCGAACACCGCAAGCTCGCCCTTGTTTGTGGGTTTGGTGCTGGTAAGACCCATGGCCTAGTTGCCAAGGCTGTTCACATGGCAGCCCTCAACATCGGCTATGTCAGCGCCCTGTTTGAGCCTGTCGCCCCGATGCTGCGCGACATCCTTCAGCGCACGATGGATGACCTTTTGGAGGAATGGGAGATCCCGTTTGATTTCCGCGTCAGCCCGTTGCCGGAATACACCCTGCATTTCGCGGAGGGCAGCCACACCATCCTTCTGCGGACCATGGAAACGTGGAACCGGATTCGTGGCCAGAACCTTTGTGCCATTGGCTTTGACGAAGCGGACACGGCGAATAAGCGCACGGCAGAGCAAGCCACACGCATGGCGCTTGCCCGTCTTCGTGATGGCAATGTCCAGCAGTTCTATGCCGCCACCACGCCCGAGGGCTACGGCTGGGCCTTTGACACCTTTGACCGCAATGCTGGGGAAGACACGGCGCTGATTCGTGCGCGCACCATGGACAACCCGCACCTTCCTGCTGGGTTTGTAGACAGCCTGATGGCGAATTATCCGCCGCAGTTGATCAAGTCATATCTACAAGGACTTTGGGTTAATTTGAATACGGGGCAGGTCTATGACCGCTTTGACCGTGCCAAGCATGTTGTGGCCAGCGTGGCTGACTTCAGTGGTGAGCCGTTGCGGGTAGGCGTTGACTTCAACGTTGGCAACATGTCGGCAGTCGTCACGGTGCGAAATGGCAACAAGCTGACGGTGGTGGACGAGATCAGCGGCGCGCACGACACGGACGCCCTGGCCCAGGAACTGAAACGGCGCTACCCGATGCACCATATATATGTGTACCCCGACGCCTCAGGCGGCAACCGCAGTACCAATGCCAGCCGCACCGACATTCAGATTCTGGAAAGCTACGGGTTCAGCAATCAGTCGGGCCGATCAAATCCTGCCGTTCGTGATCGCGTCAGTGCTGTTCAGGGTCTGCTGGAAAACGGCAAGGGCGAAGTCCGGCTCAGCGTGGCTGAGGGTTGTGCGCGGTTGATCGAGTGCTTGGAGCTGCAGAGCTGGACTGAGAAGGGCGAGCCTGACAAGGAAGGCGGGCACGATCACATGGTTGATGCGCTGGGGTATGTGGTGTGGCGTGAGTTCAACCCGCTGCATCAGGGCGCTGGCCGCGGCACGGGCATCAGGCTATATTGACCTCAACGGCAGGCCCTGTCGTTTGCTGTCATTTGGTTGGATCTGGCGGAATAATGGCTGGGTGATACCAGTTCACCGTCACGACTGCTCTCCCCGAGCATGGCCGATTCGCTATCAGCGTCTAACGGGATCTACTTCAAGGTCAGCTATTAGGGATTGAAGTCGGGAACACGCGTGCTCAAGCGGGCGTGCCGAGGGATATTTCAGGGCGGGAGAGCCTTCGCTTCGGCGGGGGTTTTCTTTTGCCTGTTGACAAAGGCCTGGGGTATACCCCATAATTAGGTCAACGGGGGCGACCCCACCCACACACCAGACAAATGACCCGCACTTCCGTCACCGCCAACATGACCGCCGCTGAGCTGGCCGCATGGAAGGCAAACAACCGCAAGCAAACCGGCGCTCCCGTGATCATCACTGCCGCCGCTAAGCCTGCTCGCAAGTCCCAGCGTCAAGAGTGGCAAGAGTTCCACGCTGAAACCCTTGACATGATCGAAGCCGCCAAGCGTGAGCGTCACTTCCACATCCTTCCTCAACTGATCCAGCGCTTAAACACTGCAAACGAAATGCTCAACAACCGCGCACTGTCCTGAACCTTGCCGCCCCCGTAAGGGGGCCTCTTTATGGACTTCACTTCTCAGCCACGCTTTACATATGACGACTACATCGCCCAAGGGCTAGTACCTCCCTGCCGCCGCGCCCGTTACATCCCTTCGTCGTCACCGCACGCTAAAGGCGATTGCTGGCTGCCTGACGACTCAAATGGTGAAATTTTCGTAGCTTGGGAGCAGCAGGTGATGCACACGGGCGGACGCACTGAAGCTCGCCTCTGGTGGGTGCCGCGATCTGAATTACGACCAGAGCAGCTACCGTAAGGCCGCCGCACATATCCGATGGCAACTTACCTCTGGCACGAAATGGAAGCTGCTTACGACGCAGCCCAAGATCTTGACGCCCAGAATTTCAGTCAACCCGCCGCGGCCATCCTGTCTGTTATTCAGCAGTGGCTCTATGAAGAAGGCTTTGACGAAGCTGCCGATTCCCTAGACGAAGAAATCTTTCACGCCGAAGAAAACGACTAATCTGCTGGGTCGGTTCTACCCGTAAGGCTGAACGCCGTGTGTGGCGGTATCGGAGGCCCAGCCAACATTCAGCATTAACCTAGAACCATAGAATTTGTGCATGGCTAGGCGCGCAAGATGACTTACACCGGTTTCAAGCACTACGACCGGAACATTCAGCGCCAAGCAACGCAGGTGCAGGATCCGTCTGGCGCTTGGGCCGCGATGGAGCCCCACTGGATCTTGATTGAAGATCTGATGGAAGGCACCTATGGGATGCGCCGC